GAACAAATAATAGAAACTTGTGGTGGTAAAGAAGCATTTATTGAATCAGCAGGATTAAAACCTAAACAAGAAACACTTGAAGAAGCAGCAGTAGATTACATTAGTGAAAAATCAGAAAGAGCAAGAGAATACGGAATGGTTTTCAATGCTATTAGGTTCGGTGCTAAATGGCAAGCAGAGAGAATGTATAGTGAAGAAGATATGATAAACTTTGCTAATTTTAAAATTAATAATCTTATGAAACATGTCGATAAAACAGGATTTTATTTAGGCACTAATAAAGTTTTGGAAATATGGAAAGAAGAATTTAAAAAGAAATAGTAAAAAATAAATGAAAGAAAAAAATCAAAAAAAAGTAGCTGGATTTATATGTATATTGTTTTTAGTAGTAACAGTTATTATTGGTATAATAGCTGTTTCACCACAAATGTTAGGATTTAGATTTTATACAATAGTTCAGTCAATGTTATTATGGATTACAACTTTTGCATCATTAACAATATGTTTTTTGTATGCAGAAGCTTGGTTTTCCTCTAATCATCATTATTTTGATGATTAAAAGATAAACTAGGAGGACACTAGTTTTTAATTTAAAATAAATAATAAAACAAAAATCAAAAACTTAAAAAAAGTGTTTGATTTGTCTAATAATTTATAATTCACGGAAAAAGCATGGGTAGTCCACCATGCTTTTTTTAATTTTTACACACAAAACCTAAAAAAATATTGTTTTATTTCTATCAACTTAAAAGATACAATCTGGTATTTTAAATGAGTCAGATAAATAAACAATTAGATTAATTTCTAAAATTATGACTGAAGAACAAAAAAAAACAAACAAAATTGCAAAAGTTGCAAAAAAAATGCGTAACACACCGCAAGGAAAATCATTGAGAAATGAATTTATTCGTAGTATTTTAAATCATTCAAACAATCTGCCTCAATGGGGAGGATTAAATGTTAAACTTTATGAAAAAAATTAAAATTTTTACCTTAAACATCAGTACATATGGTGTATTTCAAGCAATTAAATCTTATTTAATGCAAAAGTATGTAGTTTATACTGCTAAACTTATAGGAAATACAGCATATTTTAAAATTGGTTACTCAATTTAAAACTAAATATACCTCTTGAAAAAGAGGTATATTTTAATTAACTTTACAATGAAGGTTACAAGTCATCTATTTCTAATTCAAGCTTTTGGGCATGATATAGAAAAAATCAAAAATTGGTTACTTCAAAACAATATTGAAAAAATATATGTAAATGAAAACATTGAAGTAAACACGCAAAATTATTTATCTAACTTTTTAACTTATAGTCATATAAAATGAACAAACCAATAAGATATTTGCGTAATCCTGATGGAACGCCAATATTAGAAAACAATCAAAAACAATATACTCAACCTTTAACTTTAGGATTTAATCCAAACAAAGGACCTAACAGAAGACAAAGAAGACAATATTTACAAAAAGCAGTTAAAAATCCTTTGTATGGAATTTCTACATCTAGTAAATATATTCAATTAGTTCCTGAAAGAATTAAAGATGAAGAAGGTATTGTTGTAAAACTAGGTAGAATTTTAAATAACATTAAAAGAAAATTTAGTTATACAGGTAAAATAAAAGTTATTGACCATTATCCATATAAAACAAGATGAGTACTTTAACAAGAAAAAAGACAGTAAATGATTTAAAATCAGTTTGGTATAACAAAAGCAAGACTGCTTCTGATTTAAAATCTGTTTATCCCTTAGTTGATAAGGAAGTTTTTATGCCAGCACATAAAACCTTAAAATCAAAATTTAATCAAATCGTTTATCCAAAATTTGTTTTGAAAAAAATAAGTTTTATTAAACAAAAACCATTTAAATTTTAAAATTATGAATTACGTACAAAGATTACAACAGTCTAAAGACTCTAAAGATGCAAGCAAAGCTTTAATGAATGCTCGTGAAGCTCATTTACAATTAACTAAAGATGCTTTAGATGCTGAAAAACGCAATTTAGCTGCTGAAAGTAGAGTTGAAATGCTAAAAGGTCAATTTCCTATTGATACTCAAGCTATTCTTGAAGCACAATATGAAGCTGAAGCTGCTAGTAGAAACTTCTTAGACCTTATTGAATTAGGTTCTGAATTGTTTCCAGAAGGAGTTAAAAAATCTACAAAAGAAGAAGTACCTGCTGCTCCTAAAAAAACAGTTAGCAGACGTACAACTAAAAAATAATTAATTTAAAACTTTGTGTTTCATAGAAGATAGATAGATTAGAAACACAAAGTTTTATTTTATTTAAAAAACCAATAAAAACTAATAACAATTAATAACAATTTAAAAATCAAAATTATGAATTTAATCCAAGTCGTATCAGTTTCGGAAATTAAAACTGCAAAAAACAATCGTCCTTACAAAGTAGTAGTATTTAAGGAATTAGACAAAACTATCAAATTAAATGGTAGAGAAGTTACTGTTAAATCTAACAACAATAACAGAACAAGAAATGTATGGGGTGAAGGTCATACAGAAGATGGTGTATTAATTAAAGCTGATGCTTTGTTTAGCAACATTACTGTAAATGACATCGTTGAAGGTTCTTTCCATACCTTCCAAACAACTCCTTATGCTATTGGTGACAAACAAGTTACTCAATATTCTTGTGTTGTATTTAGTAATGAAGATGCTGTAACTTACGCAAACCGTAATTTGAAGCAAAATGATGCAACTGTTGTAAACTCTGAAGCTGTTAGTTTAGCTCCAGCAGAAACAGAAAGAGCATTTTAATTATAAAAGGGGATTAATTTCCCCTTTTATTTTTCTATTTTAAATAACCCTTAAATAAAAAATTAGATGGAAGGCGTAGAAATACAAGCAAAAGATAGTGAAAATCAACTTCTTTGGAAAAAGAAAGATGGTAGCTTAGTAAATATTAGTACATTAAGTGATAGTGAATTAATAGAAGCTAGAAAAATATCAAGTTCTTTAATGAATAAATATTACAATTTTAAAGAAAAAGCTCTTTATCAAGTAAAAAAATGTGCCGATATTTGCGATTTACACACAGAATTGTTGGAACAATTAGATGAAGAACTAATTGTAAGAAAAGAAGTTTATGCTAAAAAAGCAGAATTGCTTATGAAAGCTGAACAAGATATATAAAATTTATCAGATACTCGAAAGAGTGGCAATTAGAGAACTCATTAAAAATGTGTTGGTTACGAGAAAACAGAATATCGCTCAAAATTGCTTCTGCTGATTTTAAATTAAATAAAAATGAAAAAGATTAATAGAAAATCAATGCTTATTAGAGAAAGTGGTAGAAGTACTGACTTTATATCACCTAGCTTTGGTCATGGCTGTTTATTTAACTGTACTTACTGTGTAACTCCAGATACACTAATAACTACTCCATTTGGTCTAAAAATGGCTGAAAAAATTCAGGAAGGAGATTCAATAATTTCTTTTTCCCTGGATACCTTGCAACCTGAAATAGATTTAGTGACTGCAATTGGTGAACGGGATACTGATGAACTTTATGTAATTGAAGTAGATGGACAAAATGTGACTGTAACTGGAGAGCATCCTTTTTATACAAAAAATAGAGGGTGGGTAAAAGCAGAACATCTAACTGAAGATGATGAATTACTTTGTGATATTCATGATTTAATCCAATAATATTATTTTTATCGTAAACATCTATATTAGCTATTTTACAAAACCATCTAGGTATAATATGATGATAATCTATATTATTTTCTATACCTGTAAGAAAACATTTGGTAATATTTAAATCTTTTTTTAATTTATACCAATTATTAGTTTGATATTCTGTAGAAATAGCATTACCATGAAGATAATTAGGATTACCAATACCTTTATACTTTTCAGATATTAATTTACCTTGATTTTTTTTACCAAAACCTTGTATAGTACAATCTTTACAATATCCAGCTCTAGCTTTAGATTTTGGAGATTGTTCACCACAATGTTTACAAATTACCCATTTAGTGTGTATAGAAGGTATAGTTTTATCTATAATAAAAAGAGTACCTTCAAATTTTTTCATAGTTCTAAAGTCTTTTTTATAAAAAGAACCAGCTTCTTGAAAAGTACGAAATACAGGTTTAGAAGCTAAATTAAACATATCAGTATAAATTTTTTCACAAATATTATTGCAATAGGTTGTATACTTTTTTGTAATTTTACCACAACATAAACAATTTATGGAACTCATATATAAAAAAATTAAAAGTATTACAAAGATACAACAAAAAACTAAGGTTGTTAACTTTTCTGTAAAAACTAATGAAAATTACTTTGCTAATGGAATACTGACTCATAATTGCTACATGAAACGTCATAAACCTCAAGGATTAGATATTGCTAAAAATACAGGAGATATTTTAACAGCTATTAATAATCATTCAATGTTTATTATTGTAGACAAACCTAATCAAACTCATAGCTCATTGATAACGTATGATATAAGTTGTAATGAGGATTTTGCTTTACATTTAAAATATCATAATTGGAAATATATTTTTGACTTTTTTAAAGATAGTCCTAAAGCTATGGGTTCGTTTGCAACTAAATATGTAAATGTAAATTTATTAAATTATAATCCTGAAAATAAAATAAGAATTAGATTTAGTTTAATGCCACAAAAATATTCTGATTTGTTAGAACCTAATACATCTAAAATAATTGATAGAATTAAAGCTATTGATGCATTTATAGATGCAGGTTATGATGTTCATATTAATTTTTCTCCTGTAATTGTAACTGATAATTGGTTAGAAGAATACAAAGATTTATTTCAAATGGTTAATGATTATGTAGATTATAAAGATGTAGTTAAAAGTGAAGTTATATTTCTTACTCATAATAAAAATAAACATATTGATAATTTAAATAAAAATGTAAAAGGTGAAGATTTATTATGGAATCCTGAAATACAAGAAAATAAAATTTCTCAATATGGAGGTATAAATATACGTTACAAACACAATCTAAAGTACCAATACATTGATGAATTTAAAAAGATTCATAATGAAATAATTCCTTGGAATATAATAAGATATATATTTTAAAACATTTAAAAAAGTACCACGATGCTTCCCGTAAGAACAGCACACTTCAGTGGTGATTTCTCCACGTAAACGAATAGCCCAAGGCATAAGTTATGGTGGATTACCAAACCTATCTTTAATGGACGCATTAAATGAAGTTTGGGAAATGGTCAGGTGGCGGAAAGATATTAGTAGTGGTGAGCGAAAGTATCGTAGTAGACGCAGCTGTGATGATTTTGCTGGAAGGTGAAACTCCTAATAGACTAACTCGTTGAGCTTATCTATTGAACATTAGC